GCGACCGCACCGCCGCCGAGACCGCCCGCGACCAGGCGCAGACCGCCGCCGCCCAGGCGCAGGCGGTAACCCAGACCTATCGGTTCCCGGCGGTCACCGGCAGCGGTGATGCGGTGGTTCTGGCCACCGGCAGCGGGCTCGCCAGCCTGACCGCCGGCACCACCCTGATCTGGCTGGCCGGGGCCGCCAACACCGGGGCGGTGACCGTGGCCGTGGACGGTGTGGCGGCCAAACCGCTCAAATCCGGGGCCGGCGCCGCCCTGACCGCCGGCGCGATCGCCAGCGGCCAGCTCCTGGAGGCGGTCTACACCGGCGCCGAGTTCCGCCTGGTCGGGGCCGCCGCCGCGGTGTCCGGCGACAGCAATTCCTATCTGTTCTCTCTCTGAGGAGCCCTCCCCCGTGGCCGCAAACCCCCTGCACATCGCCGCCTGGCGCGACCAGATCACCCAGATCGTCCCCAACCACTCGACCCGCGCCCAGGTGCTCTGGACCCCCGGCAGCAGCGGCAGCCGGGTCCACGCGATTGCCGTCGCCAACAGCTACAACGGGGCGCTCACGTTCAATCTGGCGCTCGGCAAGGTGGTTACCAAGGCGGCGACCGCGACCACTGGCGCTATGGCGACGACGAGCGGAACCACGATCACCCGCGCCTCGGGCTCCTGGGTGACCGATTTCACCCCGCCCGCGTTTGGCGGAGCAAACCCCTCCGGCGTCGGGCTGGTAGCCGGCGAAATGTTGACGCTCCTGGACGCAACCGCGGCGACCAACCGGGGCGTGATGGCCCGACTGTCGAGTTTTACCGCGACCGCTCTGGTATTTCCGGCGGCCACGTTCGGCACCAACGAGGCAATTCCGGACGGCGCGAGGATCGCGCTGGTCGGGCGGGTTTATTCGGCCTCCCTGGCGGCGCAGGCCGGCTACGTTTCGATTTCTGCCCAGAACCTGCTCTACGCCACGGCGATCAACTGGCTGGCCGATCGTCCGGATACCTCGATCGTGCTCGACGCCAATACGGTATTGCTGGGTTGGGCCGGCGCCGCCGTAAACGCCGCCAACAGTATCGACGTGACCGTGATCGGGGGGGATTACTGATGTCGCGCCTCTCCGCAATCCCGCCGCAACACCTCGGCCTCCCGCACGTCCCGGTGATGGCTCGGGCGCAATCCAACCCGCTGATCACCACCTCTGATCCGATCCTCGGATACATCCCAGTCGATTTCACCGGCTGGTCTGCGGCGAATTGCGGGGGGCTGTCGGCGGTGACGTGGGCGCCGTTGACGGATCGGCTCACGCCGGATGGGCGGTTGTTCACCACGTCCCCGAGCGGGAAATACTGGGCGACTTACACCGTCGATGGGCTGTCGATGTCATTGGATAAGGATGTTGCAGCGGCAAGCGTCAGGTCCGGACTTTATACTTGCACGGGTGCATTCTACCATGCCGCCAGCGGGAAGGTTATTTTCAAGGACGTTAATAACGCCACATCTGGGCCTTACTATGCGGGAACCTACGATCCGTCAACTTGCGGAACTGTTGGCGCAACGGCAGCTTCATTTAACAGCAGTACGGTGATCTACGATAGTGGGTCAGGGCAAACGAACACCAACAGAATATTGCCGATGAAGGGCGGAAACTGGATCGTCGCAAATCCAAGAAATTATTACGGGACTGACCCGTACTATTTGCGACCGGAGTATATTCAGACTAATGATGCTGCTACATCAGAGGTCTCGTATAATTATGTTTCGGTCACAGCGTACGACAACAACGAGTACAACCTATCCCTCATCCGACTGTCGGAAACAAAGGCTGTTCTGACGTATCCGTATATGAGCGCTACCGGAACTTGGGCAAAGGGTGTTGTATGGGATGATGGCTCTTTCGGAACGACGCAGAGTAATTATTATGATTATTTGGTCATGGGCAGCGCCTTTCAATCTTGGAATGGCTCCCTATACTTTGCGATTTCGTCAACATTAATCGGAACGTTCTCTTCGACGACGGGAAACTATCTCAGCATCGCTGACGTGAACGGGTCTTCCATCGGGTATCGCTGCTCCCCGACATACACTGCCAGCCCCCTGGGGAATGGCTACACCACCATGGGTATTCGCCTGTCTGAAAACACTTTCTTCGCTCTCGCGTGGCCGACAGCAGGAGGAACAGTCTACGGATGTGTGATGACGTTCAACACGTCAAACAACACGATTACTACGGGCTCTTGGCAGTCTCTCGGGTCAGTCTCGGCTACAGGCACCACACACGGCTACCCAGTAGCGATCAATCTCCCCGGGAACAAAGTATTCCTGTGGTTTAAGTGCGCCAATAGCTCGTATTACATCATCCTCAAAGGTGCCGCATGAGCCAGTCGATTTGCGCTATTCTTTCTTCTGACGGATCGGTTCTGGCCTCGCAGCCGAATGCCCCGCTGGAGATCGCGCACGTAGCCCCAGCGGAGTGGGGCGCGGTGTCGTGGCCGGATGGCTATCGTCGGGTTCCGATTGTTCGTGAGCCCGAGAGCGCGTTCGACCCACGGACGCAGGAGCTGGTAACCGAGACCGTGGTCGCGGAGGATCAATCGTCGGTCACGATCCGGCGGGTTCCGGTGCCGCTGTCTGCTGACCAGATTGCGGCAAACCTCGCCAGCGCTCGCAGTGAGGCCCTGACCCGGATCGACGCCGAGGCCGAGAGCTGCCGGGCGCAGTTCGTCACTCCCGGCAGCGGACAGGCGATGAGCTATCTGCTCAAGGCCAGTCAAGCGAGGGCGGTGCTGGCCGGCGCGACCCAGGCCCCGGTGCTGGCCGGACTGGTCGGGGTCGAGATCAACCCTGCCACCGGTGCGGTGTGCGCCTCGCTCCAGGAGGTGGCGGCGGTGGTTGCGGCGCAGGCCGACGCCTGGGAGGCGATCGAGGGGCAGATCGACGCGCTGCGCCGCGGGGGCAAACTGTCCGTGGGGGGCGCGCCCGACGTGGGGGCGGTTGACGCGGTGTTTCCGATCGCGTGGCCGACAACCACGTCGTCGACCTGAGTCGGCTCTCTCAACAAATTGTCACGATTATATGGAACCCGCACATGAGCCCTGCCCGCCCGACATTTGCGACGCTGTTCGACGCGTTGAATCGCCTTTCAGAGCAGGTTGGTGAGGTCTCTGCAAGTCAGGTCGCCATCAAGGATGTTTTGGAACATCACATCACCCAGGAGGGTGATTCCCTTGAACGGGTGGCGGGAGCCATTACGGAACGTCTCCAAGCCCTTGATGGCCGGATCGACCAAATCGAGCAGGCCCTCGCTTTTGCCCGAGGCGGCTGGAAGGCCGCCCTGGGGATTGGCGGCGCGGTCGCAACTGTCATCGGCGCAGCGGCGTGGATCGCCGATGCATTGCATATTTCCATCAACTGGCCGGGAAGGGGATAATGTCATGTTGGACAGTAGCATCACCCTCGATCAGGTTCGCCAGCTGGCGCCACGGGCTCGCGACATTTATTTGCAGGCATTCGCCCACGCTGGGGATGCTCTCGCGCCCTATGGCGTGTTGGAGACCGGGCTGCGGGCAGCTCATTTCATGGCTCAGGTGCTGCACGAAACCGGCGGCCTGACTGTGCTGGTCGAGAACCTGAACTACACCACGCCTGAGCGGCTGATGGCGGTGTGGCCGATACGTTTTCGCAGTATCGGGGCGGCGCAGCCTTACGTTCGTGCCCCAGAGGCGCTTGCCAACGCCGTCTACGCCAACCGCATGGGCAACGGCTCTCCGGAGAGCGGCGACGGTTGGGCGTATCGGGGGCGAGGGTTGATCCAGCTCACCGGGCGCGAGAGCTACGCCCGGTTCGGCGCGCACCTGGGGATCGATCTGGTCGAATACCCCGACCTCGCGACCGACCCCCGCTATAGCCTGCGGATCGCCGGGGCCGAGTGGGATGCCGGCGGCTGCAACGCCAAGGCGGATGACGACGACGTGAGCGGCATCACCCGCGCGATCAATGGCGGGCTGATCGGGCTCTCGGAGCGGCGGGAGTGGCTCGCCCGGACCAAGCAAATCTGGTGTTGATGGAGGTGAAAATGTTTGCTGCCCTGCTGCCCTTGCTGACCCCGCTGATCGGCCGCCTGGTCGATTTGATCCCCGACCCGGTTGCCCGGGAGAAGGAGCGGGCCGCCGCGATCGCCCAGTTGACCACGCAACTGATGCAGGCCGACGCCGGCCAGAGTGAGATCAACCGCGCCGAGGCCGGCCATGCCAGCCTGTTCGTCGCCGGCTGGCGCCCGTTCATCGGCTGGGTCTGCGGAGCCGCCCTGGCCTATCAATATGTGCTGGTCCCGCTCGGAATGTGGTTCGCGTTCTTGGCCGGCCACCCGCTGCCCAAACCCCCGACCCTCGACGACACCCTGTGGCAGCTCATGTTCGGGATGTTGGGAATGGGCGCGCTGCGCTCGATCGACAAGGCGGTTGACCGGAGGAAGTGAAGTTGGGGCGGGTTCGGAGGAAGGCCTACGGCCCGCCCCCTGCCCTCTCAACGTCTAGCCTTTGCCTGTAACCCATTGATTTTGCACTCGTGAACGTAACGAGAAACAGGCTAGATGGACGTTGATTTTATTACAAAGTCATCCTTCTCTTAATCAGCGGGCCGAAGGTTCGAGTCCTTCATCACCCACCATCTTTTCAATGACTTAGCTGTCTCATCCTGAAAAGTCTAGCCTTTGGTCTAGCCTGGGTGTGGGTTGTTTTGTTCACGGTTGTTTCGCGTCGGACTTTTTCGCGACCCGTTTTTGCTGTGCCTCCCTCGCTTCCGTGCTGGACGGCCTGACGTAAACCCGCAGCACATTTGAGCTGGAGTGGCCGGACATCGCCCTCAATTCTGTGTCGGTTGCGCCGCCGGCCCCCATTTCAGTCAGGGCCGTGCGACGCAGGTCGCGGAACTGGAGGGTCTCCGGCAGCTCCGCCAGAGCGCGAATGCGCGCGAATTCGTGGCGGAAAAAATCCGGCTGGTATGGCTTCTGGGTGCCCCGACAGACGATCACCTGGACTGCGCGACGTTCCATCGCTGACAGGCGAGCCGCCATGGCCGGCGTCAGTGCCGCGTAGACCGACGCTCCGGTTTTGCTCTGCCGCAGCGTGAACCCCTGGCCGTCGAACTCCGTCCAGGTGAGCCGCAGCACGTCCCCTTGGCGCTGTCCGATATCGTAGGCCAGCTCGACGGCCAGACCCAGGGCCGGCTCTCCGTCGGCGTTGGCCGCCTCAACAAATGCCGAGACTTGCTCTGGGCTCCAAACTGCGGTTCGGGCGGCCGTGCCCTTGATCCTCATGCCGCGCGCGGGATTGTCGGAGCGCCAACCGCTGTCGTAGGCAAACCCCAGCAGGAGCCGCCAAACCCGCATCATGGACGAGGCCATGCTTTCGCCGTGCCGCTTCCGCAGCCCGTCATACATATCGACGCACTCGGCCCGAGTGATCAACGCGACGACGGTTTGGCCCGCTTTCTCGCGGAATCTCTCCAGGATATTTCGGTAGTCCTTTTGAGTTTTAGGGGCTAAATCGATAAAAGACGGGCTGGATAGGTACTTACTTATCAATACTGCGATCGTTGCGACTTCTTCTGTAGGTAAATTAGCTCGCTTCCGCTCAGCGTCGAGTCGGGTATTTATTTCTTGGGCTTTTCTCGATGCCTCGTTTAAATCCTTCCCAAGAGCCAGAGATTTGAACCCAAGGGACTTGGCTCCAGCGCTCGGAACCCAATACCACTGTCGCTTTATTTTATGCAAATAGCGAACTTTGAGCGTCACCATTGGACCGATCCCAGACCTGAATCCTTCGGGGCCGGATTGTGATCGACGATTCCCGACCTGTGGTCGAGCCAGCGCTCGATCGCCGCCGAATCCCACCCCCGCAATATGGGGTCGCGGGACGGGAACCCGACCGAGACCAATTCTCCCAGGCGTTTCCCGAACGTGCCGGCGCTCATGCCGAGCCGTCTGGCGACCGCGGCTGCGCTCCATATCCGCGGTGATATCTCGATTTTATTCATTGTGCCGACCAGACCTCCGCGCCCCCCTGTGCTGAATCACGCCCTGCTCCGCCATAATCGCCCGGCCGATCAGCTCCGGGATTTGCGGGACGACGGCGTTTCCGAGCGCCCGCAATCGGTCCACCCGGCCGGGAAACCCATCAACCACTCGACCCACGTCGGGTTCAGCAGGCCACCGAGGGTCTCCGAGAGAGGTCTGGAGTTCCGCTCCATCGTGGCTGGCGACGCTCTCCCAGAGCGCCAGTCTCGGCTGGTCGGGGTGGGAAACCGGACGGCCGTTTGCAAATCCACCCCCCCCTGGCGGGTCTCCGTCTGCGAGGGACCGGAGCCCGCCCGGGCCGTGGGTGTCGGCCAGAGACGAACCGCAGTCGCCAAACCGTCGCCCGATTTGGCCGTCAGCCCCGCCCGGTTGTGGTTCCCGTTCATGGTCGGGGTAGGCCACAATCCAGACGCGGTCCCGGCGGTGAGGGGCACCAACGGCGCTCGCCGGAACGCAATGCCATTCCGCGTCATGCCCGATCTCGGCCAGGTCCCCGAGAACCTCTCCCAGCCCCCGTCCAACGAGAGCTGAAACGTTCTCCAGGAGCGCGTAGGCCGGTCGTACCACGCGAACGGCGTCCACCAGGCGCCGGTAGAGTCCCGAACGGGCGCCGGATAGGCCGGCGCGGAGTCCGGCATTGGACACGTCCTGGCAGGGGAACCCACCGCACACCACATCCGCTATACCCTCCCGAAGCTGCATCGTGGCGATATCGTCGTGACAGGGGACGTTCGGCCAATGCCGCGCCAGCGCCTTCCGGCAGAACGGGTCGATCTCGCAAAACCCGACCGTCCGCAGGCCGGCCCGCTCCAGACCCAGGCTGAATCCGCCGATTCCGGAAAACAGATCGAGGACCCGCATTATTCGCATAGCCCGTAGCTGCTGGAGCACATGGCCGGTTCTGCTGACCGCGATGGATCAAACCCCTTCCTGCCCCGCTTTGTCTTTGCCCAAAGTGCAGCCGATCTAATATTGCAGGCCTTAAATACTTCTTCAGGAGATGACTCTTTTCCATCTACGTGATGAAAAAACGTAGAGTATCCGCGCTTGCTAACAGCGCCTACCCAAAGCTCCCACATCTCCAGCTTATCAATCGCCCACGCCCACCGAAGATCAATGTTGTTTATTCCGTCCTTTGTTTCATTTATGCACGGCAGGCATCCAACCCGATCCTGCCCGAGGGCATACAGAGGATTTAGAGGAATGCCGCGCGACACAACGAAGTCGATCACCTGTTGGGCGGTCCACGCCGCAATTGGCCGGACAATCTCCCACCCCTCGGGCGTCCTCTCCCGATCCAGGACATTTGCGCGGCGCAGGCTCTCATCACGTCGCACGCCCTGCCATGACTCGACATTCCCCCATCCGATCTCAGATTGCAGGTCAAGCATGTATCGATCAAGCGGTCGGCGTTTTAATTCCTGAGTACAAAACTGAGCCATGCGCGACGGGAAGCGCCCCTTAATCAGGCAGAGATCAAGGAATGGTATACCTGTCTGACGCATCACTGCGAGCGCCCGCGCTACCCGATCCATAGCCTTCATTTCTGATAAGGGGTCTATCTCTGGAACCCACTCCCACTTTCCATCTTTAATTGGCCGATATATATTTTCCGGCTTCTGTGGAGAGCATAGGAAGAGGTCTCCATCTGCTGGCACCCCATCAAAAAACCATCCACCACGGCGGCCAGCCATGAGGTCGCGTGGCCACCGTTTAGCGATATGCCTTCTTCTCCGCTCAATATCTTCGGAGAAGTCCGCCCGGACCACATCGATCTTAACACCAAGGCTGTCCTGAAAGGCGCCAAACAGGTATTCCAGCGTCAGCGGATGCTCGTGCCCGGTGTCCGCAAAGACGAACCGGCAGCGATCGCGGCCATGGCGGTCCAGCGCAAGCAGGGCTGTGGCGGTTGAGTCCTTGCCGCCGGAGACGGAGACGACTGCGGTTGGTGGCGTCATGACTTCGCCTCCAGATTCTGGTCTTCGGGGCGCCGAGTTATCCAGATTGCCTCGTCCGGGGTCTGGACTGTCGCCGTAAATTGGCTCAGGGCATCCATCAACCCATTTGCCAAATCAAGAGCCGTTGACGTTATTTCCGCGGCAGACGCCGGAAAACGAGGGTAATTTATGAGGCCAACAACAACTCCGGACTCCAATCCTCCGGTATAAATGAAGTCGGTTCTGTTTATTGTTACGCAAAGACCGATGCTCATGCAATATTTCCTACAGTAACTGCGAGCACAATCTATGTCCCCCGCAATAAATATCTGCGCATAAAAACTATTTGTAACTACATTCATCTTCACCCCCATCACACGCACGCCCCGACCCGGTTGTTGGCCCTGGCCCGCCGCGCGCGGTCGAGGCGTTTGGCGCTCTCGGTCAGGACGCGGTCCGGGCTCGGTGCCGATTTCAGCCGCTGGTGGGGCGGACGGTCGATCCGGCGCTGGCGCGGGATCGCGAACAGGACGAACCCGCCCTCGGTGCGCCCCTGCGCCAGCTCGACCCGGCCGTCGTTGTATTGCTGCCGGGCGGCCTCAACGGAGCGTCCAGGGATCGGCAGCCAGGGGCCGACGGAGAACTGGTCAACCCGCTGAAACCCGACCGCGTGGCGCTGGAGAGACGCCGGGAATTCTCGGAGGTCGGTCATTTCGGCACCTCCAGATGCTCGCGGCCATCAAGGAGGCGGCCAGCCGCGCCGGCACCCATGCGCACCATTCCATCCATGCTTTTCGCACCAGGAATAAGCTCGCCCCATTCGCCCCACTGCTTGAAGTGGAACGTCACCCCGGCCGCGGCGCACTGATCCCGCAGCGAGCGAGTCCAGTCCGGGTGCATGGGGCGGGCGTTGGGGCCGGTCTCGCCGCCGACAATGACAAGGTCCAAATATGACAAGTACTTGCTGAGATCAACTGGCCCCAACAGCGGCTCGCAGCTCACAAACCGAGTCAGCGCCGGAGTTTTGAGCAGAAGTGGAATGCGCTCATCGGCGACTCGTTGATCTTCGACTGATACGCCGATCCAGACCCTATGCAGTGGCCAAGGGATCGAATAGTCACATTCAAGCCGATACTTGGTGCACAGGGCGTCAACGGTGTCCCAGACAATGTTGCTGCGGCTACGATGGCTGTCGCTATCTTGGACACCATCGAGGTAATCAAAAATCCGCTCCGCCCGCTTTGTCAGAAGAAAAAATCGATGCCGAGAGCATAGCGCCATGATCGCAAACAATTGGTCGAGCCATCCATTCGGGACCCATTCCCCGAACGGGTCTGTCATACTGATGAAATACCCCGCCGGCTTGCGGCGCCGCAGTGGGGCGGTCAGAATGCGCTGGTCCAAAGTCAGCTCGACCCGCAGGCGACTGGCCGCGGTGTACGGGAGCCCGGTCCCGCCGCTGGCGCCCGCTTTGCGGTTCTGCCGCTCGGAGTAGCAGTGATCACACCCCGCCGAGACGCGCTCGCAATGCCAGCCGGTGCGTTCCTGGATTGGGTCGTGGGCGCGGATCGGATTCCAGGAGAATCCCTGGACGCCGTTGGGGCCGCAGACCCAGGAAATTCCGGTCATGCGGCCCTCCCGTCCAGCGCGTAATCGGCGCTGGACTCCGTCGCGAACCAGTCGTTTTCGAGCCGGCGGCGATCCGGGTGGTTGACAACGAACTCGATCACGTGACGGTAGGTCTCTGCGTGGGGATTGTCGCCGTGGGCCTTCGCGACGAGCGCCAGCAACTCGGACGTGGAAACGCACTGTTTGCAACCAACCCACCAGCGCAGGCCAAACGTCTCCGACCAGACGACGAACAAACAGTCCCTGCGTGATCCCTGGGGGCCAACAGTTTGCGTCCACCACAGGCGACCAACCGACACGCCTAATTTAAAACAGGCGCCGCGCAGGTCGGCCTCGCTCAGATTGGCGTGGCTCAGGTCGGCGTAGCGCAGGTCGGCGTAGCGCAGGTCGGTGTAGCTCAGGTCGGCGTGGCGCAGGTCGGCGTAGCGCAGGTTGGCACGAATACCTCCCTCCTCTCCGCGCAGCCAAGCCGCGTGTTTGGCGAGTACGGTTTGGATTTGATTGACGCTGTTCATGCGGCCACCTCGCACGGGGCGGGCAAAAAATATCCCTCGGATTCAAAAAAATCCCGGAGACGGGCGGCGGCCTTGACGGCGCTGCGCTCCATTCCCTCCAGAACGTCCCAGTGCTCGGCCATGGCCGCCGCCATCACCTCGTAGGCCCGGACGAAATCGCACTCCCCGGCGGCCATGATGTCGCGGTCGAATAGCTCTTTCAGCCACACCGCCACCGCGAGGTAGATCTTTCCGGTGGCGGCGTCGGGGCGGGTATCGGTCTGCCAGAACTCGGCCGCCTCGAATGCCCTGCTGGTCAGCGCGCGGCAGCGGATGGCCAGCTTGCGGCGGCGGATGTGGTCGAGACCCTCGCCCGGCTCGGCAACGGCGCGTTGGAGCGCCGCAACCACCTCGGCCAGGCCCTCGGGCGTTTGCTGGGGGTGCTCGGCCAGGGCGTTCACCGAGGCAAGCAGCATGCCGGGGACCAGGGCGCGCTCGACGCGCTGTCGGTCGGTCAGGAATTCCATGGGCGGGCTCCCTGGGGCGGGGGGATACGGTGAGGCCGATCGGGGGCGGATCGGAGGTTGGGTGCAGGGTCGGCGACGGTGTGGCCCGGGGTGGGACCGGTGGGGGTGCGCGGGGAGCGGATCGGGCTCAGCCCGAGCGCCGGATCGGCCTTGAGGGCGCGGGCGAGGGCGCGGCTGCGACGCTGGCGACTGGACATGGGCGGCCTCAGCACAATGACGAGGCGGAGGGGACGTGGTTTTCCCGGAGCCGCTCGGATTTCCGCACCTGATCGAGCCACTCCTGGTCCGAGACGCGGGTGATTTCGCCCTGCGCGGCCCGGGCCTGCGCTTTCCAGCGGATGACCTCGTCCCGGCTGACCCCGTAGCGTCTCGCCACGGCGCGCATTCCCTCGTAGCCGATCTGCCTGAGCAGCTGTTCGTGGCTGGGTCGGCTCATGACCGCCTCCAGAGGCCGCGGCTGTTGGGCACCGGGTGGAAGCCCCAAATTCTGAGCGCCGCCGCAGCGTCTCCGGCACTCTCAAAGGGGAACGGAGAGCGGTCGGTGCCGAAAAATGCGACCAGCCGGCCCCCGGTAAACCGCAAAATCATATCCATGATGCCCTCCGGCGACGAATGAGTTCGCTGATGACGATTGAGGCCCAGGCGTAGGTTCGAGTTCTGGTCATGCTGCCCCCGGAAAAGCCCCCGAGGCCGAAGCCCCGGGGGAAGTAAGGGAGGAAACGCCCGTGGGCGCGCAGGCCGGCAGTCGATCCGACCTGCCCTCAGCCGCCGGGAGGGCTGGGGGCATGTCCGGCCAGGAAAATGGGCCGGTGGCTGGTTGTGTTTGGCATAAAAATCTGTCATACTTAGAGACGCGTAACGTTATTATTGGATCGAACATGGCGAAGAACCGAAAAGCGGAGAATTTCGATATCGTTTTTTCCGGTCCAAATAAGATTGCGAAAGGCTGGGCGTTCTCTGTTTCGGAGGCATTCACGGATCATCTTGACTTATCGATGAGCGAAATCGGATTTAAATTGTCTTGGGTACAAAAAGACCCGCCCTGCTATCGATTTGATGTTGGGGCGATGTTCTTTGATCCGCCCGATGCCCGGTTCATGGTTTGGCAAGATGCGCTGAAGATTATCTCTCGACTGGTCCAGATACAGACCGCGTCTCCAGATCAATTGACGGATGGCGGCGTCATTGATGGAAGTGTCACATTTCGGCTTTGGCGTGGTGCGGATGCCTTGGGATCGGTCGGAGAACTTGTGACGCTCACTCAACGCGAGTTTGTTGAATTCCTGCGATCGGGGAAGCTCTCCGAGCCCGCGGCGGCAACTGGGTGATTCGAACATCTCAAGGGAGGTTGGGAGATGACGTGGTTTGACAGTCTGACGCGCCTGTTCCGAAGGACCGAGCGGCATCCGCCCCCATTCCCGGGGGTATTTGTGGCCGAGGGCCTGGATCACGCCGACGGACCGGATATGGTCGGCGGCAGCAATGCGCCAGATTTGGATCGCTGGCGTAAGAGCCTCGCCCCTGAATCCGACGAGATGGCGGGCACTACATTTGTGATCGAATACACCGATGCTGGAGGTGTTTCCAGCCGACGCCGGATTACGTTGCAGCGATTGAGTGAGAGCGAATCTGGCGTGACGTATCTCCGATCCTACTGCCACGAACGGAAGGCCCCGCGCCTTTTTCGTTTCGACCGGGTGCGGGCGGTTATCGATCTGGACGGAGAATTTCACGATCCGCAGCGGTATTTTTCCGGCGTCTTGCAGATGGGCGTCAGCCACGGTGCTGTATCGTGGTCTGACCGGGCAGCGGAGCGAGCGCGGCAGGCGGCCGAACAGGCCGGGCTCGAGGCTGCGCCGCCGCGACCTGGGGCGGCTCAACGAAAGCTGGCTCGCGACGGATTGCGGGTGCTGGCGGCGCTGGCCCGGGCCGATGGAATCATGAACCGGTCCGAGGTTGCGGTGATCCTCGATTACGTCGTGGGGCGGTCGGAGCGGGCGGGTGTCGTCACCGCCGAGACTGACCGCTCGGCCCTGTCCGCATACATTCGGCGTCAATACCCGACTAGCGAAATGCTCGACGCATCTCTCACAGCGCTGGAACGCGAGCCTGCCGTGGAAAAGCGGCTTCTGCTCCAGGCCGCAGGGGCTCTCATGGACGCCGATGGGGTGCAGGATCCGGCCGAACGCGAAATGCTCAACCGTTTGCGGCAGCAAATGGGGTGACGAGGGTTTCGGGTGGGGCTGCTGGTTTCCGTCGCCGGCACCAACAAGTTTCGCCGCGCCGGTATCGAGCCAGGCCTGATGCCGCGCAGTATCCTGTTCGTGGTTGAGGGCGGCGGCTTGGAAGGCGCGCCCCACGCGGTCCGACACCAACGACCAGGCCAAGGAAGCAACGGCCTGCAGCGGGCTGAGGGATGAGTTGTCGTTGCGAATGGCCGCGCGCCAGTCCGCCAGAAACCAGACGTCGTCATTGACTGCCAAAAACACCAGGGTCTCCTCCGACCAAACCCGTAGGCACACGCCGGGGAGGAAAATGGTCGAAGCGTCGGCCGGCGCCCCCGGCATCGCGGTGTGATAAGAATTCGCGCGTCTGCCGGGCAGATTCGCGCGTAATGCCGGATCGCGCAATTCCGGGCTCGCGACCAGCGCGGCGGCTTGCTGCCATAGCCCGCGTTCCGGTTCGTTGGCGCGGTAAACCGCCCCCATCACATCCCGAAAGAGGCCGTGGTGTGGCCCGACACTGAGGGTGGTTTTCGGCCCCTGCCCCTCCGCCCGCAGCGTCCAGCCGGATGGCGGTAGCGGGCCGATGGTGATGGCGTCGGAGACATTCATGTCGGATTCCCTTGCTGGCCCTCCCCCCGAGCTTGGACGCTTGCCTTGACGCCGGTTGCGCGGGACATCGGGGGTGGCTGAAAAGAACGGTACAAGATGTTTTGCCCCAAATCAATACATTTTGTTTTGCCTGACTGTTTCTCTGGACGACAAAAAGCCAGGCTCAGGGCCGGGCTTGGAGCGGGGGCCGGGGCAGACGGTCGGACACGAAATTCCGCTCACCGCATTTTTGGAGTTGCCAAGTGCTGCGGAGCGTCCTAATTTTAGGACAGACGAACGGACGGGGGACGGCCCCGCCGAACTGGGCAGGGAGGCCCCGATGTCATCGAACCCCACCCAGCCAGCCCCTGACAGCCTGCTGGCGCAGACGGGGGTAGCCCTGTGGGGCAGCCGCTGGCAGAGCGATCTGGCGCGGGAGCTGGGGGTTTCGGATCGCACGGTGCGACGGTGGGTGGCTGGGACTGAGACGCCCAGAGACGGGGTTTACCACGACCTGGCGCGGATCTGCCGTGAGCGCAGCGGGGCGCTGAGCGAGATCGCGAACCGTCTGATGCAAGCGCACCCTCAACAGTGATCAATGGGATGGGCTGTTTCGGCCCCACCCCCAATAAATGGAGATCGGCTATGCAATTCGAACTCAGCGATACTTTTGGTGGTGGGATGATTCGCAGCTTCAACGCGCTCGCCCGAAAATTGGCCGGGCGGCGCGGCTACGCCCGCGTGGTCTACACCCACGACTGTGCCCGATATATGCCCGGGGGCACCATGAAACCAGGCAGGGAGCTGCTGGTGACAATCTGCCGGGCGCCGAGTAAGCGCGACAGAGAGAACGGGATCACCATAAGCACCGTCGTCAAGGAGGGCTCGGCATGGGCGCGTTGAGGGAGCTTTTCATCAAGACGTCGATTGCGATCGACGGTTGGTGGAAAGAGCAGGACCGGCGGAAACTGGACTGGCGGGAGCTGCATCACGTGAAAGACCCAGGGTACGCCTTCCCGTTTTCCTCGGTCCGCGCTCTCGCCGCAAGCATGCCCAAAGTGGATGACATCTCCGATGAGGACCGGTTTCTTTTGGCGGGGACAGTGGCCATCGTCCTGACCGACGTCCAGCGGTACATCGCCGATTCTGCGATGGAAATCCTAGGTCGGAAAGCCTTCGGCGAGCGGGAATCCGCCCTGATGGGCGAGTTCAAATTCAGGAGGCTGCTTTCCACGCGTGATCACGAAGAAAAGGCAGAGCAATTCCGGCGCATGGTCGCGGGGCTTCCTGGCAGGGCGGTCAATATCGCACACCTCGGAGCCTCAATCTACCTGTGGAACGACACCATCAGGGCGGCTTGGGCATTCGATTATTACGGCGCCCATGGGGATGCGCCGTATCTGTTCCCAACCCTGCCGAGACTGCTCCATGATTCAGTGTCGTGACTGCGGTAAATTTTTTGAATTCCTGCCGCCCCATGTTCGACGGGCGCACGGGATGACCGCGGACGAATATCGGGAGCGGTGGGGTATTCCGGCAATGGAGCCACTGGCCTCGGCGGAATACGTCGAGGTTGCCCGGAGGCGGATGTTGGGCCTGAGGGCTGCCGGGAAAATCGACAACACCCACCTGCCGGCGGCGACGACGGCGGCAAGGGCTGCGCCGAAACCGAAGATCGGATCGGCGAAAAAGCGCCATGCTGCGCTGATCGCCGAACTCCGCCCTGGGGATTGGTGCAAAATACCTGATGGCGGCAAGCGGAAAGACGGGCGCGACGCCGTCAAGGCCCGGGAAGCGCAGCGCCGACGGCGGGCGGCGCGACGCCAGAGCCGGGATTAATCGGGGGTGGGGACGGAGAGTCGCGGCGGCGTCAGGGAGTGACCAGCGGCACCAGGTCCAGCTCTTTCATGCGAATGCGCGCCGCTTCCTGCGATACCTCAAACGCCTCGGCCATGCCGGAGAGCGAGCAATTTCCGGAATGAAATTGAGCCCTGACCGCTGCGGCGGGCATCAACAGCGAGGCTGCGTACCTATTGGCCTGTTGTTCCATCACGGCGTCAAGCGACCGCCCGTCTTTCAAGGTGCTGCGATAGAGTCCGTCATCGGTGAGTCCATCCCCAATCAAGTCTCTGTGTAGAATATAATGACCAATCTCGTGAGCAAGAGTAAATCGTTGCCGGCGTGTACTGTGTAACGCATTGACAGTGACGCGGTAACGCACCACTTCTCCTGACTTTCGTTCGATTTTCCCAGACTCATTATCTGAAAGCGACGCGCTATAGGCCACCTCTATTCCGAGTTCTCGCGCCAAGTCGCCGAGATTTACTGGTGCGTCCTTGGAGAATGCCAGGACGATCTCACTTGGCGTCAGGTCGAACTGTCTAGCGAGTGTCGTCACGGCTAAATACCTCTGCAATATTTTCGTTGGGCGCCGGCTCTCTCCCGGATGCCTGTTCCAGCGCGGCCCTGGATTCCCGTGCCGCTACCGAGGTCGCTGTTTCCTTCGCGATTGTGGATGAGGTCTGGCGAGCCATTTCCTCCGCTGCTCTTCTCGTTGCGTCCCGGATAGTAGCGTACCCCACCACTGCTGCGACCGCCAAAGCAATCGTCAGGGCGTCGGCGATGCCTTCGGCCTGCTCCTGCGGCATGTGTGCGCTATCACGCAGCTTGCGGGCCAACTTCAAGGTATCGAAGGCGACTGCGCTCATGGCGGCTTCCTTGATGCTATAATTATTTCAATAATTATATTGAAAAATTAGAATTTAACGTTTTATACCGATCTTTAATACATCATCCCTGATGCCATCTCCAACGGTAGCCAATGCCATCATAATTATTGCATTCTGCTGTTCTGGGCTCATCCTCTCATATGCTTCGTGAAGCAGAATTTGACGTTCATCTAGTCTTTTTAAATTTGTCCTGACTCCTGTTTCAAGAAAATCAAAGTCCTCATTAAATGCCTTTGCGTACTTTCTCAGGGCTTTTCTGCTTGGCATCCTCTGTCCGTTTTCATTCGATCTATACGTTCCCTCAACCCATCCAAATGCGCGTGCGGCTGCGGCGGCTGACTCATAGCCTGCCTTAATCCTTGCCTTCTCCAGGCGCATAGCAACGGCTTCTTTCGACGTATCCATACCACGTAACCTACCGCGTTCGGCAAAACATCGGGCGTTGACGAATGGCAAAACATTTTGTATCGTTTCGTCATGCTGACCAAGACGATCACCACTATCGCTGAGCTGGTATCCCATCTCGGGGGCGCGGGGGCGCTCGCTAGGGCCAGGGGAGTGCGGCCGGAGGCCGTACGAAATTGGATTTATCGTGGATCGATCGGTGGGAGGCACCGAGTGGCATTGAAGGGGATGGCCGACGCGGCCGGCCTTTTGTATTCCGACGCGATTTTTGATCGCGTGATTCAGACAAATCACGTTGCCGCTTCCCCCACCCATGACGCCCCTCCGCATACGAACGAATGCGGAACCGTGCCACAAACCGTGAACGAACGCAACCTGTTGGGGCCATCTGCGGTTTTCCCTGACTCCTCAGGTCTCGATCTGAGCACGGCCAATCACGCCGATCATCCCCAACCGAACAACGGGGTTTCTCCATGACGCTGTATCGGGCGCCAGGAAGCATTGATGCCATCCTGATCCAGACTATCGGCCTGCTCAGCCCGGACGAGGTTCGGCGGGCGACTGGCAAAGACCAGTCTCATTTCTACAAAATCGCCAACCCGGGCAACCGCTGGGACCTGCATTTTCGCGACGCCATTGCCCTGGATGCGGCGTTGCTGGCCCGCGGCCAGGCGGCGGCCTTCGGTCCGCTGTTGGCCGAACAGGTGCAGGAGGTGCAGCAGCGACTGGGTGTCGCACCCCGTCGGCCGGCGCTCGCGCCCGAGACCGCGGTGCGGCGGCTGATGATGGAGCTGGGGCAGTTGGCCGAGGCGGTGGACCGGGCCATGGCCGACGGCACGGTCACCGCCGCCGAGCGGCGGGATATCTCCCGCGAGGCGCAGGAGATTATCGAGACTGCCCGGGCGCTGCGGGATTCGGTCGAGCCTGCCCCGGCCTTGCGGTCGGTGGGGGCGTGATGGCCCGGTTTGGCCTGCGCCTGGTGGTGTGCCTCCTGCTGGGCGGGCTGGTCGGCCGGGGGGTTGCGGGCCTGACCCGGGCCGTACCGGTGACCGAGCCTGAGATCGAGGCGATCGACGACGACTATCTGCCGCCGGCCGAAGAGGCCGACGATGGACCGGGACGGGAGTGTTGAGCCATGCCTGACGGTCTGGTCCCCGCCCTCCCCTCGCCCGCCCCCGACTGCCGGCTCTGCAACCCGTTTACCCGCCTGCACTGCGACGGCGGCGACGGGCTCTGGGGGCGGCCCTGCCAATCCAGCCCGCGGACCGCGGTGCGCTCAGACGACGGCACTGTGCAGATTTTGCACAGTGCCCCGATCCTGACCGGAGGAGTTTCTGATGACGCCGACCTCTGAACCGATTGCTCGCGAACCGTTTGCCGATGCGCCGCTCACCCTGCGGGAGATGGTCGGCCTCGCCGTCGTTGCCGGGGCCGCACTGGGCGTTGCGCTGGCGGCGGTGGCGATCCTCGGCGCCATGGCGGTGGCGGTGCTGTCATGACGATCGCGCTCGATCGGCTGCGGGCCAAGGTTGCCGACAGCTGCGCCCGCCACTGTCCGGCCTACGATTTCAACGACGAGGTTTTGTGCCGCCGCTGCCTGGACGAGGTCGCGTTCGAGGCGGTGCGCGAGCTGGCGGGCCACCGGCCTCCGGCCAGCCGATCTGTTTCCGTTTCACCCACCGGAGAGTTCCATGGCTGACAGCACTGCCTACGAGTATCAGACCGTCGATCGCCTGATCGCGGTGCTCAACAACGGCGACGATGGCGCGGCGATTACCGACGACTATCGCACCCTGGTCAAGAAGCTGGGCGACCCCGCCTTTGGCGAGAAGCGCAAGGGCAAGTTGACGATCGAGATCGAGTTCACCGCCGACGCCCGGGCGGTGGACGTGGTGATCACGTCCAAGGTCAAGGAGCCGCAACGGCCCAAAATCAAGGACCGGCTGTTCCACTCCTCCCGCGGCGACACCCTGACCGCCCGCGATCCCGGCCGCGACACGATGTTTGCCGGCCAGGACCTGGGGCGGGCGGGCATGCGCGCGGTCTGACCGGTTCTCGCCCCCCTTTCCTTTCCCTTCCCTTCCCTTCCCTTCCCCTCCCTCGAACGATGAGGTTTTTCGTGACTGACGCTGATATCAACAAATTTTCCCACGCCGATATGGCGGCGCTGCTCGACCGGCATGCCGAGCTGATTGCTGCGGGCGAGATGTTGGACATGGTCCGGCTGCCGACCGTGGACGGTCTGCCGACCCCGGACAACCTGTTCGCCATGGTGATTCCCAAGGGCAAGGAGCTGAAGTCGGTCAAGCCCTTGTTGCGGGAGTATATGACCCGGCCGGAGCGGATTACCAATGCCGCCACCCTGACCTCGATGGAGTCGTTCCGCGACTATCTGCTGCGGTTCCTGCGGCCGGAAACCGCGGTGTTCGTCACCGTGGGCGAGAGCCCCGCCCTCACCGCGATCTTCGATTATCACGGCCTGGGGGCCGAGGCCGAGCCTTCGTTCTGCACCCACACCGCGAGCTATCGGTTTCCGCTGTCGGAGCCGTTCCGGGCCTGGCTGGCGGCCGGCAAGGGGCTGATGGACCAGGGCGCGTTCGCGACGTTCCTCCAGGAGCGTGAATACGATATCGAGGCGCCGCCGGTGGATTGGCGGCTGATCCCCGGCGACGAATTGCAGGCGGTGCTCGACCTGCTCAATATCCGCCCGGACCCGGGTGCCGCGGATGCGCGCGACCCGGCGATGCTGCCGGCGGTTGGGAGCGTGGTGGTCGGGGAGGAGCAGGAGCGGCCGCGCACGGCGCTGGAAAAACTCTGCGCCCTGCGTTTCGGCCGGCTGCGCGACCTCAATGCCCTGGCGCGGGGGGTTGAGATCACCGTCGGCCAGAAATTCACCCAGGGCTCGGATCCGCGCACCGGTGCGCGGACGCTGACCTTCGCCGAGGAGCATGGCGGGGCCACCGACCGGGCGGGGGTCAAATTGACGATCCCCGAGCTGTTCCTGATCTACGTGCCGGTGTTCGACGGCGGGCCGCGCCAGCTGCTGCCGGTGCGGCTGTTCTATCGCGCCAAGGGCGGGGGGTTGCTGTGGGGGGTGCAGATCATCGACCCGCTGCGGATGATCCGCCGCGCCGTCGATGCGGGGGCGGAGTCCCTGCGCCACCTCGCCGAGGGGGTTTCGGTGCCGGTGCTCTACGGCGATCCCGGCCGGGCCGCGGCCTGATGACCCTGGGGGCCGGGTTGCTCCGGCCCCCTCTTTACTCCCAGCAGGACGCGTTTGATGGCCGATGACACTGACTTTGCCGCGTGGTCCGAGCAGCAGTTCCGAGAGCGGGCGCTGGCTGCCGTGCGGACGGCGCGGGGAAAACGGGTGGTCTCCGAGACCTGCCTCGATTGCGGTGAGCCGGTGGAGCTGGCCCGGCGGGCGGCGGTGGCGACCTGTCTGTGCGCCGAGTGCGCCGCGGAGACCGAATTGCGCCGGAGGGTGCGGCGATGACCCGAGGCCGCAAGGATGACGAGGGCAAGGACCGGTGGGACCTGATGCCGTTCGATGCGCTGCGCGGCATCGTCCGGGTTCTGGGGTTCGGAGCGCGCAAATACCAGGAGCGGAACTGGGAACAGGGCATGGCCTGGAGCCGCTGTTATAGCGCTGCCCTGCGGCACCTGACCGCCTGGTGGGAGGGCGAGGCCGCGGACCCCGAGACCGGGTTTTCCCACCTCTGGCACGCCGGCTGCTGCCTGTTGTTTTTGATTGCCTATGAGCGTCGCGGGGTCGGCACCGACGATCGGCCGGGGGTGGTGCCGATCGAGGGGGGCGGCGCATGAGCGCGCCGCGGGGAACGGAATACCTCGCCGTGGTGAGCTATACCGCGTCCGGAATCCGGTCCGGGATCGCCTACGGCTACGGGGGGAGCCCGGAGCAGGCGGTATCGGCGCTTCAGGACCGGTGCGAGCGCCGGGGCTATGAGCTGGTCGGCGAGATCAGCGTGCGGCCGGTTGGGGAGCTGGAGGGCGGCCCTTGAGCGCCATTTGCCGGCGGCCGTACCGATTCCCGCCAGAATCCGCCGGGGTGCGCGCCATGGCGTTGGGGATCGCTGCGGATCTCGACTACCTGGCGCTGCGGGGAGCGAGACCGGACCAGATCAATCAGGTCGCTCGGCGCGCGGAAGCGCTGGCCGAGAAACTGACAGACGAACCAACGCGGGGGAATGAGTCATGAGCACGAGCAATGGCCTATTCATTGATTATTGCGCCAAGGATTTCCTCGACGGCACTCAGACGCTGCAACCGTGGGAGGAGCTGGCCTACCGCCGCATTTGCGACCTGATCTACGCCACCAATGACGCGCTGGCCGACGATGACCGAAAATTGGCGTGGCAGACCAAAACCGGAAATCGCTGGCTGAGGATCAAGGCAGAGCTGATTGCCCAGGGAAAAATCCTGGTCGAGGACGGCAAAATTACGAACCGCCGGTGCCAAAAAACGTTGGAAAAATCCTCGCGACGGATCGCTCAGAGGGTGGCGGCGGCAAACTCGTCAAACGCATCGCGTAAGACCCTGAAAAACAATAATTCAGTTGGCGCGGACGCGCATACGGACGTGATAGCGGTCGCTGCCGCGGACGCGGTCACTACCCAAGAACCCAAGAACCCAAGAACCCAAGAACCTAAAAAAAAGAAAGAAACCCCCCAAAGCCCCCCGTCTCCGACGACGGGCGACGAGGTCGCGGAGCCGGATGGCAACCAGGAGGGCAACCAGGGGGGCGACGGGGTCCGGGGAGGCGGGGACGGCCGATACGCGTTCTGTGGCCGTGTCATCAGGCTGTCTGAAGACGATCTCAGGACGTGGGCAAAAACATTTCACGCTGTTCCGGACATTGTTGCCGAGCTTTCAAGTATTGATGCCTGGATGTCTGGGCAGGCTGAGGCAAAAAGAAAATCTTGGTATCATTTGACCGCGGGATGTCTTAATCGAAAGCACCAGGAGTTTCTGAAAAGAAATCCAATTCCCGTGGTTCAGCCCCGCAGGCCAACAACGAAAGACTATCATCCTGAGTTGGATTTCATTCGATGATGGATAAATTCGATAAATTCATCAATGCGATGGCGGAGTCGTTGAAAAACGATGAGGCGGAACAGGCGCTGATCGGAACAGTTCTGCTGGGAGGTCCCGAGGGTGCTTTGGCGTGGGGAAAAGCCGCCGGCAGGGTTTCTGCTGAGGATTTCTCGATTCCGGTTCATGGGCTGCTCTGGTCAGCGATTGCGGCCAGGATGGAGCGGGCCGAGCGGGTGGACGCGTTGGTGCTGGGGGATTTGGCCGATGATCTGGCCGATCTGCGCCCCTTGGGCGGGAGAGCGTATCTGGCCGGCCTGGTCGCCAGCGTTTTGGGGCCGTCGGGGGCGGCGGATTACGCCGACACGGTCCGGGACCTGGCCCGGCGCCGGTCTGGGCTGGCGGTGGCGGCGGAGTTTTCCCGTCGCGCCCTGGATCATGCCGCGCCGCTGGACGAAACGGTATCGCAGCTGTCCACCGAGGCCAACGGGCTGCTCAGCGGCGGCCGGTCTCGGTCGCGGTCGGAGGTATTGGCGGCGGTGATCGCCGAGATGCGCTGCCCGCCGCCCTGCTACAGCACCGGCCTGCCGGCCCTCGATCACGCGATGGGGGGCGGGTTGTTCGCGGGTCGGGTCTATGGGGTTGCCGGGCTGGGAAAGTCCGGCAAGAGCATGCTCGCCGGGACGATCTCGGAAAACCTCAACGCCGGAGGGGTTCGACACGCCTACCTCGCGCTGGAAATGGGATCGCGGGAGATCGAGCGGCGGAAGCTGGCGCGCCGGCTGGCGGTTCCGGCGCTGTCCATGGTGGGGGCGGTGCGGCCTGATCTGCTGGACCGGGTTGGGGCCTATGTCGCCACAGCGCCAGATTACACGGTTTACGCCGATATTCCAGGGGCGACGTTCGATGAGCTGAGGTCTGAGGTGCTGGCGGCGAGGCACCGGCATCGGGTGACTGGAATAATCGTGGACTATTGGCAATTGGTCACCGGGCGAGAACGTGGGGTGACCGAGGAGGAGCACCTGAGACGCGTGGCGCAGTGGTTGGCGGCGGCGGCATCGCGACTTGGGGTTTGGGTTTTGGTCCTGGCTCAGCTCGCGGACGACGGTGAGGCGACTGCGGTTTCCAGGACCGGGCTCAACCGGGCCTCCGATCAGTTGTATTTTCTGCGGCGGGAGCATGGATCCCCGTGGGCGTGGATGGAACAGCGATTCTCGCGCTACACACCGCCGGCCGATGTCGGCTCGAAAGAGGAGCCGGCGCTGCGGCTACGGATGCCGGGTCCGTGGTTTTCCGACGTGAGCCTGCCCTCAGACGAGGAGGTGGCGGCGTGATCTCCAACCTGATGCGGGAGCAGGTGCTGTGTTGGACCGACCGTGTGCCGCCGCCCCGGGTGCCGTGGGCCTGGGACCAGGCTGTTGCCTGCGCCAATGCCGCGACGCCTGAGGACTGGGAACGGACGTTGGCTCACACCCCGGCCTGCCTCGGGTGCGCTCGGGCGGAGCGGGCACTGGAGATTCACCGAGGGAGAATTGATCAGCACCAGAGCGTTGGGGATAGACGGAAGACAGGAGCGTGATATGGAATGCCAAGAGATGGACGTGTTGCTGATGAGAGCCGGCAGGGCTGTATCTGACGTTGATGCGGCGATATCGGCAGGAAAGCGAGCGGTGTGGCGCGCTCGTGACCTTGAACTGGCTTTGGAGAGTGCTCCTCAATACTACTCAACAATTCATGCGGCGCATGATCTTGGCATGAGCTGGTCGAACTGATGGAGGCGGGAATGGGGGAGTTGCTGACAGCCGCGTTCGGACCCAGGGAGAGAGCCATGGCCGCGGTGACGACGTTGCGGACGGGATCGGCAGAGGATCGGAAGCCAGCACGCGGCGGGCGGCCAAGCGGCGGCGGAGGGTGGATTTTCTGTGTGGACAGCGACCAGGCCTGGGCGGCGGCGGACCTGACGCGGGCGGTGGCTGAGCTGGAGGTTTCGGCGGGTGGGATGCTGTCGGTGGCGGTTGGATTGCGGGCGGTCGATCCGGAGAGGATCAAGGTGGATGGCGGCCGGGGGCCGTCGACGTGCCTCGGGGGGCGTGTCTCGCTGTCGGACGCGGTGGGGAGATGGCGGGCGTACGTTGCCGAGGTGCGGACGCGCGATCTCAAGACGCGGGTGGTGCGCGGCCGGCGCCAGTCGCTGTTCGTCGACGTCCTGCTGCGTCGTGTGATTTGCGAGGGGACTGCGGCGTCCCTCCTGGATCGGGAGCTGGGGGTTCGGGAGGGGCGGTGTCAGCAAACAGTGCTGCGGGAGCTGTCTGGATATGCTGCTGCCCACAGGATAAAAAAACCCCTTGACAGGGCCGGGCGGTTTTAGGCAATCCTTCGTTCCAATCTGCACACGTGCGCCCGGCGGGAGTTCCTGCCGGGCGTTTTCTTTTGCCTAGGTCGATGACCACCGTCGCCTAACCCCCACCATCCGGACGCATCCGGTATCACCCCATCGAGGCCGGACTAACCAATGTACGCAATAACATTGCGCACAACACGCGGATGGTGGCAATAATATTGCGAAACCCCATAAAAGCCTGGCTGGACACGACAGAAATAATGTTGCTACATATACGCCGATTTGAGCAACAATATTGCGCGAGTGTCTGGGTCCTTCCCCCCACCCAGGCTATACGGGCGGCAAAGGCGTTTTGGTTTTCCAGTCAACAGGTTGCGAATTTGCCGCAACGTTGCGCAACCGTCGGGACATGACCGAAACCACTGAGACTCCCGTCAATCTGTCGCAGGCCGGCGCCTCAGTCGGGCGCCACAAGGCAACTGTCAGCCGGTACGTGTCGTCGGGGTCGCTGCAAAACTATGGAACCTCGACGTCCCCGCTGGTCCTGGTCTCTGAGCTGCGCGCCCTGATTGATGGTGGGCTCGACATCGCAAAACGGCGTAAGGCGGTCTCGGAATCCGAGGCTCGCCCCGAGATCCCGGCCGGCATGGAGACCTCGCTGGCGGCAGAGCGCATTGCGAAAACCCGCGCCGAGCGACTGCGGGTGGAGCGAGAGAATGCGGAGCATGAGCGGGAATTGGTCGAGCGGCGTGCGGTAGAGGATGCCGGGGTCGAGATCGGCGTCGAGCTGCGCACGCTCATGGACCAGCGCCGTGCGGCCCTGGCTCAGACTCTGGCTGGGGGGCTGGGATTTCGTCCGACTTTAGCCGCCATCGAGCAGGCGGACGCCGACCTCTTGACCCAATTCGAACGTCTGCTCACCGAAAAGCTGCGAGATCATGGCGCCGGCAACGCCGCTGCGTGACCGATTTCCGTCTCTCGGAGACGGCCGGGTTGCGCTACTGGCGGGGTTCGCCCGCGGCGTCCGCCCCCCGCCGCGCCTGACTGTCACCGAGTGGGCTGACCGGTACCGATTCATCGGCGCCGAAAGCGGCAGTCCATTCGCCGGCCCATGGCAGACCGCCCGCGTGCCGTACCTGGCCGAACTGATGGACACCCTCAGTTTGTCAGACCCCTCGACCGAGGTGGTAGCAAAGAAAAGCGCTCAGGTCGGTTTCACCGAGGCCGGAATCAACCTGATCGGCAGCGTCATTTGTGGCGACCCGTCGCCGATCCTGGTGCTGCTGCCCACTACCAACGAGGTCGAGAAATACGCCAAGTTGAAATTCGGAACGGCTATAGAAGCTTCGCCCGAGCTGGCAAGCAGAATTCGCCCACAGAGATCACGGGATTCGGAAAGCTCTACTCAGGGAATGCTGCGATTTCCTGGCGGTTACGCGATCATCGGCCACGCCTCATCTTCGGCCCCATTGCAAATGATGTCGTATCGTGTGGTAGTAATGGAGGAGGTTTCCGAATATCCATTCGATGTCGATGGACGTGGCGATCCTGTTGACCAAGCATTCGTCAGAACCAATGCTTGGCGAGAAACCAGGGGAGCCAAGCTGTTTTACAATTCCACCCCAGCAAATGAGGCAACATGCCGAATCACTCTGAAATTCGAGACCTCTGACCAGCGCCGCTTTTATGTTCCCTGCCCCCATTGTGGAGCCTATCAGGTCCTGTTGTGGGATAACCTGAAGTTCAACTCCGAGGCGCCCTATGAGGCCCGCTTTCAATGCCTGGCGGCAGACTGCGGCAGCCTGATCGAGCACCGCCACAAGGCGCGAATGTTGGCCTCTGGGGTATGGCTTAGCACCTATCCCGGCGACGAGGCCAATCCGGCCCCGCCACAGGTGATCGCGCCGAAATCCCTGGCGACTTGGCGGGGGCGGCCGTCATCCGGCCGGCAGCCGGGCTTTGCGATCTGGCAGGCCTATTCCCCGTTCGTTTCATGGGACGGAATTGCAATCGAATGGGAAAAGGCCAAGGCCAAAGGACCTGCCGGGATGAAAGTATTCACCATGCAGGTGCTGGGTGAACCGTGGCGCGAAAAAGCCGATGCGCCGGATGCGGAACGACTGCTGGAGCGGCGCTTGAACTATCCTTCCCGCGTCCTGCCACCCGGGGCGCTGGTGATCACCGGCTTTTGCGACGTCCAGAGTGACCGATTGCGTTGGGGCGTCTACGCCTGGGGCGATGGGGTGGCCGGCCAGCCCACCGGGTGGCGCCTGGATGGCGGAACCATTCCCGGTGATCCGGAAGACGATCTGGTCTGGCGCAAGCTGGAATTGCTGCTTTTTCGCCGGTATCCGGACGCCCGGGGCGCCACCTGGCCGATTGAGGCATTCGGTGTGGACACGGGGTATCTGTCGCACCGGGTCTATCTGTTCTGCCGGCGTCGAGCCGGCGTGTTCGCCTGCGACGGACGCGGCGGCGTCGGCGGAAAAGCGTGGCTCATGCCACCGGTGGGCAGTCCGGTCAAGGTCGATATCGATTGGCGGGGTCAGCGCATCAAAAGTGGCTGTCTGTTGTGGCCGATCGGAACCTGGCCGCTCAAATCGGCCCATTATGCCGGGCTGCGGCGCATGCTGCGCGGCCCCGCTGAAACCGGACCAGTGCGCTCGGGCGGGCTGTATTTCAACGAGGATGCCGACTTGACCCTGCTCAAGGAGGCAACCGCGGAATCGCTGCGCAAGGGCATGCGCCAGGGCCGACCCTACCAATATTGGGAGCAGCACGGCGCGAACGAGGAGCTGGATATCGCGGTGGGTGCCAGGGCGCTGGCTTATCACCTGGGCTGCGACAGCATGACCGCCGAGCAATGGCGGGAACTCGCCGCCCAGAGGGCGGCAGCCCCAGTCGGCCAGAGGACATTGTTTGAGTTACCGCTGGCTACGCTCCCGGCATCGGTGCCGCGGCCTTCCTGTGCCACGCCGCATCCGGACCCCGATCCTGACGCTGATCCGCTCCCATCCCATGCGCTGCCGCCGCCTGTCGTGGCCTCCGAGCGTCGGCGGGTGCGATCGGCCGGTCTGCGATTCTGAAAGACGTTTCATGCCCATCGAAACCAAAACGGCACAGCTTGAGCGGGTCCAAAGGGCAATCGCGGCCATCGAGGAGGGTGGGCAGGACGTCTCCTACGATGGCAAGCGGGTCACTTTTGCCGACCTTCAGGCGTTGTACCGCCGCGAAGAAAAGCTCCGCTTGGATGTCGCGCGAGACGCCCGGGGCGGTATCCGCGTGCGTTTCGGAGTGCCGTGATGCGCAAGCCTCAGCTCCCCCCCGCCAATCTGCTGGATCGCCTCGTGTCCTGGATCGACCCGGTTGCCGGCGCCCGCAGGGCATCGGCGCGGGCGGTCATGGCCGCCTATGGCGGCCCCGGCGGCTTTGTCGGCGCTCGACGCGACCGTCGGCAGAGCCTGACCATGGGCGGAGCCTCGGCCTCTGCGGATGCGGATCTTCTGCCGGGCCTTCCGGCCTTGCGCGAACGCTCTCGCGACCTCTACATGAACGCCCCTTTGGCCCGCGGTGCGGTCAATACCGTGGTCACCAATGTGGTCGGAGCGGGTCTGACCGTTCGACCGCAAATCGACCGCACCGCGCTCGGGCTGACGGATGACGAGGCCGAGGCCTGGGAAGCGAACGCGGACCGCCTTTGGCGGGCCTGGTCGGGTTCCAAGAACGCCGACCTTGCCAGAACCCACAGTTTCCTGGCCCAGCAGGACATCTGTTTTCGCGGCAGCCTGCTGAACGGCGACGCGTTTGTCTTGATTCGATTTGTCGAGCGGCCCGGATGGCCGTTCGGGACGTGCCTGCAATTGATCGAGGGCGATCGGGTGATGAACCCGGGGGCGCTGGTCGACGGTAGCAGCACAGCCGACGGGATCACGCTACTCGGGGGGGTGGAGGTCGATCGCGATGGGGCGCCGCGGGCCTATCAGGTGGCGGATTCGCATCCGGTTGATTTGACCCTGCGCGCGCCGAGCTGCACCCGGGTCGAGGCGTTTTTTCCCTCCGGCCGCCGGCGGGTGTTGCACCTGCTGGCTCCGGACCGGGCCGGGGCCACCCGGGGCGTGCCGTATCTGGCAACGGTGATCGAGAGCCTCAACCTGCTCGACAAATACCGCGACGCCGAACAGATGGCGGCGGCGGTCTCTGCCCTGTTCACCGTGTTCGTCAAATCCTCAGCCGATTCGGCCGCCACCCCCCTAACCGCCCAGATTGCCGGCTCTGCCCCGGCGCCGGCCGGAAAAGATTCGGATTTTCGGCTCGGCGGCGGCGCCATTCTCGACCTGGAGGATGGCGAGGACGTGACGTTTGCCAACCCGTCCCGGCCCAATGCCGCATTCGACCCCTTTGTACTGGCAATCCTGCGCCAAATCGGGGTCGCGCTCGAATTGCCCTATGAAATTCTCATCAAACATTTCACCGCCAGCTACTCGGCAGCCCGGGCGGCCATTCTTGAGGCGTGGAAATTTTTCCGCAAGCGCCGCGCCTGGCTGGCCGCGGATCTGGTCGAGCCGGTCTACGTCGAGGTGATCGCGGAATGCGTGGCGCGCGGCTGGCTGGCCGCTCCCGGCTTTTTCGATGACCCGCTCGTCCGCGCCGCGTGGTGTGGCTGCGAAATCTTCGGTCCATCACAGGGCCAGATCGACCCCGGAAAAGAGGCCGACGCCAACGCCACCATGGTCGATCGTGGCTGGAAAACCAATGCCGAGGTCACTGCCGAAATGACCGGTGGCGACTGGGAAAAGAAGCTCCGGCAGCGGGCAAAAGAGTTGCGCCTCGCGCAGGCGGCGGGGGTTCCGTTTGCCGAGCCGGCCGTAAAAGCGCCCACGCCGCCGCCGCCGGTCGACCAGGAGTCCCAACCGTGATCGAACTCAGCGAAATCCCGTGGGCCATCCATGAGCCGGCCTTGCGGACGATTGTCGAGATTTCAGAGCGGCGTTCGCCCGATCCCGAGCTGTTGGCCCAATGGAAGGGTCATGCCGGGGCATCGGACCCGGATCTTGCCGCATTGGCTTTGCGCGGCGGGAGCCGGCTGGAGGGAACCGGGTCGGTGACCCTCCGCGACGGGGTCGCGGTGCTGCCGGTGGTCGGGCCGATCTTCCGCCACGCCAACTTGATGACCGATATCTCGGGGGCAACCTCGCTCTCGCGGCTGGCAACGGATTTTGCCGTGGCTGTGGCCTCGGATCAGGTTTCGGCAATCGTGCTCGAACTCAACACCCCGGGCGGCGAAATCACCGGTCTGGCCGAATTTGCCGCCGCAGTCCGGGCGGCAACCGCCGTCAAACCGGTGGTCGCATTCGTCGACGGCTTGGCGGCGTCGGCCGGATACTGGATTGCCGCCGCCGCCGGGGAAATCGCGGTGGCTACCTCGGCCCTGCTCGGCTCCATCGGCGTGGTGGCAACGTATCGCGACGCCCGGCAACGAGACGCCAAAGCGGGGGTGACCACGCACGAGGTGGTTTCGTCGCAGAGCCCGCACAAACGCAGTGATGTCGCAACCGACGAGGGACGCGCCCGCGCGCAGGCTCTGGTCGACCGTCTCGCCGCGGATTTCGTGGCGGCCGTGGCCGACTACCGGGGGGTTTCGGGCCAGGACGTCACCGGAAAATTCGGCGCTGGCGCCCTGCTGGTGGGCGCCGATGCCGTGGCCGCCGGCATGGCCGAGCGCGTCTCCAGCCTGGAAACGGAAATTTCTCGCCTCGCAACCTCGCACAGAAAAGGAAATCCGATGACTGGAACCCCCGCCACTGGAACCCCCGCCGCGGCCGGGACTGCCGCCACTTTGTCTGCGGCCGAGCTGGCGCAACAATACCCGGAAGCGGTCGCCGCACTCCGGGAAGAGGCGCGGCTTTCCGGCCTCGCCGCAGGCCTTGCCGAGGGCAAGGCGGCTGGTGCCGAATCCGAGCGGGCGCGCATCCTGGGCATCGAGGCGCAGACGCTCGCCGGACACGAGGCTCTGATCGCCAAATTCAAGGCCGACGGCAGCACCACGCCGGAACAGGCGGCGGTTCAGGTCCTGGCTGCCGAAAAGGCCAAGCACACCGCCCAACTTTCGCTGCGACGCTCCGACGAGACCGCCACCCCGCCGGTCGGACCGGGCGCGTTGGTCGGCCAGACCGCCACCGGCGCCGCCAACGATCCGCTCCGGGACGATGGCCGGCCGCTGGAGACGCGCGCCCAGGCCTCCTGGGACGCCAACGCCGATCTGCGGCGGGAATTTGGCGCCTTCGGCGGTTACCTCGCCTTTCTCAAGACCCAGATCGGCCGATAAGGAGACTTGATCATGACGACGTTGTCGGCGGACGCCCTCCGCACCTATTTTCAGGGCGATTTTCACGATGTTCCGGCGGTGGCGGGAGACATCATCTATGGCGGGGCCGCGGTGGGCGACAACGGCGCCGGCTATGGCCGCCCGCTGGTCAGCGGCGATGCCTTCCTCGGCTTTGCCGATTACCGGTGCGACAACGCCGCCGGGACGGCGGGAGCCGTGACGATCCGCACCCGCACCCAGGGCGTGATCGAACTGCCGCTGCCCGGCCTCGCCATTACCGATATCGGCCGCCCGGTCTATGCCAGTGATGACGCGGGCTTCAACATCACCGGGATCGGCAGCTACATCGGCCGGGTCTGCGGATATGTATCGTCGGCCGTTGGCATGGTGCGGTTCGACGCGGCCGAGCCGGAACATTTGGTGTCTCTCGCCATCCCGATCGCGCTGGCCGGGGTCAGTGCGGCCGACGTGGTGACCGATTTCACGCCGGGGTTCGCGGGCCGGATCAAGAAGCTGTCCTTCACGGTCACGACGCCGGTCACCACCGGCGCCAAGGCCGCCACCCTGAACGCCGAAGTGGGGTCGACCAACCTCACCGGCGGCGTCATTCCCCTGACCTCGGCCAACTGCACCCCGCTCGGTGCGGTCATCAACGCCAGCGCAATCACCGCCGGGGCGGCGTTCACCGCCACCGACGCGATTTCCATCGAGGCATCGTCGGTCACCGCCTTCGCCGAGGGCGCCGGGGTGCTGACCATCGTTCTGGGCCAGTAAGGAGACGATCCCATGCCCAACCCGATTATTACCGAGCGTTCCGTCGTCGGAATGTTTTTCAACCGCCTGGCCCAGTCCACCGGGTCCGGCTGGGTCGACGCGATTTGCTCGGCCCCGTTCAGTTCCGACCAGGACAGCGAACAATACGGCTGGCTGGGCATGGTGCCGCAGCTGGCGCCCCGCAAAGGGGAAAAGCGGTATCAGGAACTCGGAACCTACGACTGGACGATCCGGAATGCCGAGTACCAGAACGGCATTCGCATCCCCAAGAAGCACCTGCTCTACGATAAGACCGATCAGGTGCAGGTTCGAGTCAACGACCTGGCAGACCGCGCCCGCGCCCACTGGGCAGCACTGGTTGCGCCGCTGTTGCTGTCCGCGGCGAGCACGGCCTGTTATGACGGCCAGTATTTCTTCGATACCGATCATTCCGAAGGGGCTTCCGGGGCGCAGTCGAACAGCATCAGCGTCGACATCTCAGCCCTGGCGGCGTCGGTTCACGGCTCGGTCACGGCCCCCTCGGCCGCGGAAATGGTCGGCGCGATCATGGCCGGCATCGAGCAGATGCTCGGGTTCAGGGACGATCAGGGGGAATACGTCAATGAAAACCTGACCGAATTCCTGATCCTCACCGGCCATACCCTGACCGCCGAGGCGCTGACCGCGTTGCGGGCGCGCTCGATCGATGGCAGCAACACCAACATCCTGGTCGAGCAGGACGCGTTCCGGTTGCGTGTGATGACCTCTCCGCGCCTGGCATCCTGGACCGACAAATTCGCGCTTTTCGCCCCGGCCGGCAACTTCCCTGCCTTTTTGCGCCAACAGCGCAAGCCGAACAATGGCGGCGGCGGCTACTCGTCCGAGGGGCTGCTGGTGCAAACCCTGTGGCTGGACAGCGAACACTGCAAAAAAAACGACGAGGTGCTGGTCTCGGTGGAAACCGAGCGTGCGGTCGGGTACGGCGACTGGCGCAAGGCCTGCCTGGTCACCATGGTCTGAGACCGGCCATGTCCGCCCCCGTCGCCATTGCCAACGCCCTGAATGCCGTTTTTGCGAGATTCGGGGTGTCGGCGCTCTACACCCCCCCCGGCCGGAGCCCCCCGGCCGGGGGGGCTCTCACGGTCAGTTTGCTGTGGTGCCGGCAGGATGACCGTCCCTGGTCCGGGGTATCGGCGGCCGGCCTCGTGGCCGAACTGCGCGTGTCCGAGGTCTCCTCGATTGAGGAAGGGGGGGTGGTGTCGGTGACGGGGGCGGCGTACCGGGTCCAATCCGCAACGCAGTCAGACCACGACCGCCGGCTATGGCGGATCGAGGTCGAGCAGGAGTGAGATAATGGTATCCGTTCGGGAATCCGTGATCGCGGCACTGATGTCGACGCTGGATGACGTTGCCTTCCCCAATGTCCCCGGCACGGTCACGCTGTATCGCGCCCGTCGTAAGGCGGTGCCGGAGGCTCAGTTGCCGGCGCTCGTCCTGCGGGCGGAGCTGGAATCCTCCGAACAACTCAGCGCCTGCCACACCCGCCACATCGACTCCGTGACGATCACTGCAATGGTCAAGGCAGTCGGAGACCTGGAGTTGGACCAAGCCTTGATCGATGCCGGGGCGGCGATCATGGCGGCGGTCGGCGCCGATGTAACCCTTGGCGGGCTGGCGGTCGACGTAACCATGACCGGAGCCGGTCAGTCCGTCGCCGACGATGAGGGGATCGGCGGCGTCGGAACGGCGTGGGTTTCCTATGCCGTCGAGTATTGGACCCGTTCGGGTAATCCCTACGCCCCTGCCCTCTGACGTTCTGACTCGACAGCGACCGGGCCATCCTGGCTCGGGCGCAATCCCACTGCCCGCACAGGAGAGGAAGTATGCCGTTACGTTCGCGCAATCAGGCCCTGCTGGCCAAAATCGAGGGATCCGAAGGCGTGGATGCCGCGCCGGTTCCTGCCTCCGATGCGATTTTGATCGAAAACCTCCAGGTCTCCTATGACCCCAAGGTGGAGCAGACCAACGAGCACACCGGATCGCTCGATAGTCGCGGGCCGATCCCGGGGGGAATGGCGGTCAAACTGTCGTTCGACGTCTATCTCAAGGGGTCCGGGAGCGCCGGGGTCGCTCCGGAGTGGGGCGTTCTGATGCAGGCCTGCGGCTGGTCCGAGACCCTCACGGCCGCTGCGGTGCCGGTGGCCGCAGAGGCTGCCGCTGCCGGGAGCGCCCATAGCCTCACCCTGGGGACGGGGGCGGCGGCGACGGCCCAGCTCTATCGCGGCATGCCGTTGGTTCTCGCCGGCAATCCGGCTGCCGGTGAGACCAGTTATATCGCCGATTACACCGCGAGCCGGGTTGCTCAGTTGGCCTCCGAGTTCTCCCCGGCCCTCGATACCAGCACCACCTACCAGATTCCGGCCAATGTGCTCTACCGGCCGGTCTCGACCGGAATTCCCAGCTTGACATTCTACGCGTACCGCGATGGCAAGCTGCTCAAGGTGATCGGCTCGCGTGGTACGGGTTCGCTGCAACTCAACTCTGGCAAGGCCGGGCGAATCAAATTCCAGTTTACCGGCATGTTCCTGTCGCAGAGCGATGCGCCGGTCCCGGCCTCGACACTGGTGTTCGACAGCACCCGGCCGCCGATCTGGAAACAGGGGCGGGCTCTGGTTGCGCGTATCCGCGCCTCCATGGCGTCGTTGACGTTGGATTTTGGCAACCAGATGACCAATCCCGACGATCCCAACGCCGATGAGGGGTTCAACCCGGCCATCATCACCGCCCGGACCATGACCGGATCCTGTGATCCGCTGGAGGAGCTGGTGGGGACCCGCGATGCCATGAGCGCTCTGCGATCCGGGACGAGCCAGATCATCCACGGCAGCTATGGTTCCGCGACCGGAAATCGGATCGGCGTCACCATCCCGGCCGCCACCCATTCGAATATCCAGCCGGGCGATCGCAGCGGATTGTTGGTGGAGGGGCTTCAGTTCTCGTGCGTCGGCGAGGATGCTGGCGCATTCATTGCCATCCACTGAACGAAATTCCAATTTAGGAGAAAAAATGCTTCCCATCAGCACCCAAACTCTGGTGCGGTTCTCGCCGCTACAGGAGCGCCTCGACCAGTTGCGACAGCCGATCGAGGCCGAGGATGAGACGGCGGCGGCGGAGCGGCGGCGAGCCGCCGCCGCCTTGGCCGATCAAATCGCGGTGGAACCTCAGCCGGTGTATTTGCTGGCCGTTCCCAGCCATTTCCAGCGCGCCGCGTTCCGTCGTGACCTGCGTTCGGCCGGCGCAACCTATCCCGGCGACGGGGAGTTGTATCGCGCGCTCAGGGCAGACCTTGCCGCCGTCGCTCCCGCCAATCTCGAAGATCTGTTGGCCCTGGTCGACGAGGTCGAGGCGAGCGCCCCCGGTGAGGTTGACCTGGAGGCGGTTCAAAAACTGGGGGACATTGTCCGCCTCGCCCGTGTTCTCGGCCAACGATACGCGGCCCTGGAGGGGGACCGGGAGTATTGGATTGCGGTCACGCCTCTGATCGCCTGTCGCCACTTTCTGCACGGCTGGGAGGGTGTTGATCGCCCCTTCGTCCGCACCGGAACCCTGACCAGCGACGAGACCCTGTCGGTGCTCGACGACGGGGATTTGTCCGCAATCGGTTGGAAAATCATGTCCTTGATGCGGGTCTCGAAGGCGCAGGAAAAAAACTCCGGCTCGTCGTCGCGGTCTCCGCTCGGCCCCAGGCCTACCCCGACGACGCAGAGTACGCCCCCGACGGTTCCGAGTGGGAACTGTTTGGGGTCAGGTACCCCAGAAACCCCCGTCGTCTCCTGACCGAGGACGATTACGACATGCTCCGTTTGTGGCGGGCCTATTGTCCGGCGCCCGGCCGGATCGGGGGGGCAGCGGCCGGATTGGTCCCGGTTTCCGGCCACCTGCCCGAACGCGGCGGGTCAGGCGACCAGGCCGCCATCATGCTCGATGCGTTCGCGATCATGTCGGCGGCGGAGGTAGACCTGATGGACGGAGACGTCTGATGTTGGTAATCATCGCCAACAGCGATCTGGAACGCTGGGTTGGAGAATGCAGGGCGGTCGCGGCGCAGGCGGTGACCGCCGCGACCAAGGCGGCGGCAGACGGGCTGCGCAATGATTTACGCCAGCAACTCAGTAATGCCGGTTTCAAGCCAACTCTCGGAAATATGATCGGCAGCGCAGGATTTCCGCGTGGAAAACACAGCATCGGAGCCGCTGCAACCGTCTATGCCCGCGGCGAAATGGCGGATATGTTGTTGTCGGCGTTTTCCGACGGCGTAGTCATTACCGCGAACAACGCGCGGTATCTCTGCTTCCCTACCGGCTTCAATGCCATGAACGGCTGGCGCGGCCGGGGGGCGGGTGAAAAGTCCCTGCGAGTGACTCCAGATCAGATGAAGGCTTCCGGCCGGGCCTTCGTGGTCCGGACGAAACGCGGCAACGGTCTACTGTGGTGCCTGCCGGTGGCGGATCAGCCGAAAGAGGTTGGCTCGAGGCGTCGGCGCTTCTTGCGAGCCGGTGGCATCGCCGACGTCGCAACGGGACATACCAGCAATCGCCGGCTCCCGGTCAAGCAAACTCGCACACAGTGGCTGAATGCTCTGCTCGCGCAGGGGTTCGTCCCGATGTTCTTTTTGATGCGCTCGGTCAACATCAGCCAGTCGATGACCCCTGACGAATTGGCCCGCTCTTGGGGCGAGCGGATTCCAATCCTGATAGAACGCGCCCTGCCGGAGTTGCGTTGATGTCCTCGCGTGGATTCACATTCCGCTTCTCCTCTGACGGCTATCAGGAGATCAAGAAACAACTGGAATCGATCGGCCCGCTCGGTAAGGCGGCGCTCGACCAGCTCAATCAGGCCTGCCCGGCGCTGCGGGACAACTTCAGGGCCGCCTCCGAGGCTATGGACGTGACCCGGAAAAAAATGGAGTCCGTGGGAGGAGGGGGGCGGCTGGCCGCCCACGAGATCACCAACCTCTCCTATCAGGTTCAGGATGCGGCAACCCAGCTCGCCGGCGGGCAGAGCCCGTTCCTGATCCTGGCCCAGCAGGGGCCGCAGGCGGTGAGCGCGGTGGGTGGGGTTGGGCGGGCGCTGGCGCTGCTGACGTCACCGGCCGGGCTGGCGGTGAGCGCGGTGGCCGCGATCGGGGCCGGTTTTGCGCTCTGGGGCCGCCACGTCGAATCGGTGCGCGCGGTGGAGGTCGCTCTGCGCACCATGGGGAATTCCCTGGGGGCGACTGGCGACCAAATGGAGGCTATGGCCGTCAGTGCCGCGGATGCGGGCAAGGTCGGCGTCTCCTCCGCCCGCTCGATGCAGGTGGAGTTTGTTGCGACGGGCAAGATCGGCGCCGCGACCATGAACGGGCTGATCGCGCTCACGCGTGATTACGCTCACGTCACCGGCCAGGATCTGGCGACGGCGGCCAAGGAATTGGGCGGCCTCATGCGCGACCCTGCCAAAGGGGCTGCCGAGCTGGCAGAGCGGTTCAATCTGTTGAGTGGCGCCGAACTGTCGCATATCCGCCGCCTGGCCGATATGGGCGATCGTACCCAGGCCCAGACGGCCCTCACCGCGGCGCTGGGCAGCCGGATCAAGGAGGCCGCCGAGCAAACCGGATTCTGGGGCCGAAACTGGAATGGGCTCAAAAATGCCGCCGACAATGCGTTGGACGCGGTCGGAAAAAAACTCGACGAGGCAATCAACGGAAAGAGTGTTCCTGATCAGATTGTCAATTTGCGTGAGGCGATCGCGAAGGCCGAGAAGGGGGGGTTCAGTCTATTCGGAGGCTCCGTCTCTCCTGGCATGAAAGCGCAGATTGAGGATTGGCAGGGCGCAATTGAGGTATTGCAGGAGCTGCGCCGGGAGCAAAGCCGTGGCGGGGCCTATAGTCAGGCCACCGCTGAAATGCGCGAGCAAAGCCGGGTGTCCGACGAGATCACCGTCAAATACAGCACTCTGGGTGAGGCGATCAAAAACGCTGAGGCCGAAATCTCCAAACTATCCAGGGGGCTCGGTACCGGACTCACCACCGATGCCGCAGCCGGAAGCCTGGCGCTGGAGGGGCTCAAAAATCAACTCGCCGACCTGCGTCAAATCCCGGCCGGCCAGACCCTGGACGGCTACCGGGCCAAGTTGATCTCCGACGCCGAGCAGCGCGCCGCGACCCTGGTCGGGCCGGCGCGTGAACGCGCCCTGGCGGTCGAACGCCAGCGGGCCGAATTGTTCGGAACCGCCACCTCTGCCGCTCAGCGCCAACTGGCGACCGAAACCGCCCTGGCCGGTGTCGACGCCAGCCTGACCCAGGTGCTGGCGCGCCAGAACGCCGAGACCTCGCTCCAGGTTCAGGGGGCGTTGGCGGTTGCCGACGCCTATCGCCAGTCCGCCGCCGCCGGGGTCGTTGCCGAGGAGCGGACCCGGGCTTTGGCCGACGCGCTCAGCACTGGTGTCAACGTCGAGGAGCGCACGCGGCAACTGGTCACCGAACGGGCCGCCAGTCAGGCCGCCAGCACGGCCCAGGCGATCCAACAGATGGAGCGGGAAACCGGCTGGCAGCAACAAATCACCGCCGCCACCACGCAGGGTGCCGCCGCCCGCGCCGAGGCCGAACGGGCGATGCAGAGCCAACGCGACACCAGCGTCCTGGTGACCCTGGCCCAGGCGGCCGAGACCGAGGGTGCCGTTGCCCTAGCCGCCCAATTGCGGGCATTGGTTCCGGCCTATGAAGCCGCCAGCCGCAAGGCCTCTGAGGCCAAGGAAGGTGACTGGCTGGCACAGAAGAGGCTCGAACAGACCACCGCGCTGGAGCTGGCGCGTAAAGAGCAGGGGTTGATTCTGGCGGCCCCCGGCCTGCGCGAGCGCGAACTGGTCAAGCTGCGCGCCCGTCAGGAGCTGCAATCGCACAACATCAGTCTCGAATCCCAGGCCGCCCAAGACTACCTCGCCGCCATCGATACCTTGACCGTGGTCAACCAGGAACTGGAGCGCCAGAAACAGGCGTGGGCCGCGGTCACCGACAGCCTGGAGCATGGGTTCGACCGGGTGGGCGACGCCATCGTCCAGGCGTTTGTGCAGGGCGAGGGGCAGGCGGTGGATTTCAAGGGGGTGGTCAAGGGGATTTTCGCCTCGATCGCCTCCGACCTCGCCAAGCTGGCACTCGCCAATCCGATCAAAAACGCCGTCTTCAATACCGGCGCCCCGACACTGTCCGACCTGCTGAGCGGGTCCGGACGATCTGCCAGCCAGAATGCGCTGCCGATCACGGTCGGCGGGCAGGCCTACGTTCCGGCTAATAGTGGTGGTGGATTCAGTATTTCTAATATTCCAAACATTCCTGGGGCGTCAAATTTTTCGAGCGGGATTCTATCCGGGGTTGATCAGTGGGGGTATTCGGCTCTGGGGATTGGCGAGATGGCGGCTCCCGCGACTGCCAGCGAATTCGGCGCCATGATCGCTGCTAATCCGGTGGGAACATCCTCCCTGCCGATCACCGGCGGACTCGGGGCCGGTCTGTCCGCCGGATTCGGCGGAGGCTCCCTCGGGGGGCTGGCTGGAGGCCTGATCGGGACCGCCAGCAACAGTAAAGCCCTTGGCGGATTATCTGGGGCAGCCCTGGGGGCTGGCGGCGCTTTGGCTATGGGCGCGATGATGGGCGCCCCCGCGGGGCCATTCGGAATCGCTGCCGGCGCGATCATCGGCGGCCTCATGGGGATGATGGGCAGCTCAAAAAAGAGCGTCGGCCCCAATTGGGGCGTGTCCACCAACACCGAGGGCGGGCGCTTCGCGATCGGCGGCGCCGGAGGCGACAATGGCGGCGACGCATCGCAGGGGGTGCAGCAGGTCAATGCCCTGTTTGGGTCGCTCAATACCCTGGTCGATTCGTTCGGGCTCAGGGTCAACCAGTGGTGGGGCGGGCTCGACGACGGGCACGGCGGCGGCGAAACCTCGATCGAGGGGCTGTTCCGAAAAATCCTGCGCGACGGCGTGCTGTCCTCGGCCTCGCCGGACGTTCAGACCGCCCTCGGCAACAGCAAGGCCACCCAGCCCGATCAGCTGGCCGCCGACCTGACGTTCGCCAAGGGGTTCCGCACGCAGCTCGATGCGCTCAACCGCAGTCTCGATCCAACCGCCAACCAATTGAAAACAATAACAGAACAAGCCTCTGCGTTCGGCACCCAGGTCAAAACCGCAATCACCGATTGGCGACAGACGGCGCTCGACCTCGGCCTCGCCACCGACGAGACCCTGGTTCCGGCCCTGCGCCGTGGGGTCGAAACCCTGTTCGGGTTGGCCGACGCGACGCAGGCCGCTCCGCTCAGGGGCATCGAAGTCGCCACCGAAACCGTCAAAGCCCAGTTCGAGGCAGTGCGGCCGGCGCTGGAGGCCCTCGGCTACACTGCCGCCGAACAGGCCGATCTGCTCAACCGGGCAACACGGCAGGCGGTCGAGGCCTATAACAAATCGGTGTTCCTGGCCGACGCCAAGAGCCGGATTCAGCTCCAGGCCGATCTCTACGGCGGGGTCCGGGCCAGCGCCGCCGATACCCTGATTGGGGCCGGGTTCGATCTCACCCAGCAGGGCGGCGCCCAGATGCTGGCGATCGCCCGCGCGGTGCTGGGCACCGCCGGCACCGAGTTTCTCGACAACCGGTTCCTGCCGGCCGCCTCGGCGCTCGATGACGCGACCGCCGCCCTCGCGGGCCAGTTCGCAGCCGCAACCACCGACGCCGAACGGCTCCAGGTTGCCCAGGGCCAGCTCTCGCGCCTGATGCAGGACGGATATCTCAGCGCCGACCAATACACCGGCGCCCTCAAGCTGTTGACCGACCAGATGCACAGTGCGGCCGCGGTCTCCGACGCCCAACGCCGCGGCCAGAACACCATTGCCAAAACCCTGGACAGTGCGTTCCGCGAGAGCGGGATCGACCAGGTCAAAGATTTGGGGATCAACCCGACGTTGTTCCCCAACCTCTCGGCCGGCCTCGCCACCGTGTTCGATGCGGCCACCGCCGGTACGGTCACCGCCGATCAGATGCGCACCGCCCTGGCCCGGCTCGATACCAACCTCGGCAACGGCCGGCTGACCGTCGAGGCCTACAACGGGGCGGTCTCGGCACTGGCCGCCGCGTATCAGACCAGCGCCCAGGCTGCCGAAACCCAGGCCCGCGCGGTGGTCGAGGCTGAAACCGCAATTCTGCGCGAACGGCTCTCCGCACTGGAGACCGAAAAGCAAAAGGTCGGTCAGGCCAAAGAGGCGTGGTCGCGGTTGGCCGAGAGCTTGGGGGGCTACGCCAAATCCCTGCTGCTGTCCGAATGGTCGGATCTGGATCCGGGGGGCAAGGTCGCCGCGGCTAAATCCCAATGGCGGGCGACACTGGCTCAGGCCCTGGCTGGAGATCAGACCGCGGCGGGTCAGACGCAGGACATCGCCGACGCCTATCTCAGGGCCAGCGAGGAATATTGGGGCTCCGCCAATCCGGCCGCGTTCCAGGAGGTCCAGGCTGGGGTCGATCGGGTTTCCCGATCCGCTCTCAGCCAACTCGGCGTTGCCGACCGCCAGCTCTCCGAGCTGCAATCGCACACCGGCCTGCTGCAACAACAGCTCGACCGGCTCAATGCGCAGAAAACGCCGGACGAGCAGGCGAAAGCCACGATCCGGGCGATCCTGGATAGCCCGGCCTTTTCGGTCGGAGTGGATAATCTCGGGCGCGATCTCAGTCAGGCGCAGAGCAACCACCCCCTGCTCTCAATGGGCGAATACCAGGCGCTCGGCCGTTTGGCCGGCTATGCGGGCGATTGGGGGTTGGGCGGCAATAACGCCTGGCGGGCGGCCAACGCTGCGGGGGCCGCGACCCAGGATAAATACATCGCCTGGGCGGAGCTGGCCGCCCGGGGGTTGGCGTTCGCCAATGGCGGGATTATGACCGCCGGCGGGCCGCTGCCGCTGCACGCCTATGCGGCCGGCGGGGTCGCCGACCACCCTCAGCTCGCCCTGTTCGGCGAGGGGCGGGTGCCCGAGGCCTACGTGCCGCTGCCTGACGGGCGGACGATTCCGGTCAGTTTCCGCCTGCCCTCCCTCCCGGCCAACGATCGGGGAGCCCCGGCCTCGGCCGAAGTGGTGCAGGAGCTGCGGCAGCAAAACCGGCTGCTGACCGCCCTGCTGTCGGCCACTGCCAGCGGTGCCCGTCTGGTCGAGGGGGCGGTGCGGGAGGGGAACCTCGCCCAGGTCGATACCGCCCAGGCTGCCCGCCGGCAGGCCGCGAGCCGCCGTTCCGCCTGATGCCGATTTTGGTCAATGTGGACGGGCTGACCCCCGAGGGGAACGGGGCGGTGCTGCGCTGGTCGACCGGCGGCGGCTTCCTGTCGGGTCCGACCGACGCCCCGGCAAATACCGTCTGGGAGCCGCGGATCATCCAGGCCGGCAACTACGAGCGGCACCTGTTCACCCCCGGCGCGACGTTTGGGTCGGCCTCGATCGGCCAGGGCGAGATCGTGATCAACGATGCCGACGGCGCGCTCGACGGCCTGCTCGATTGGGCGCTCGACGGCCGCCGGGTCGAAATCCGCCGCGGCCCCCGGCGCGGGCGCTATCCGGAGGATTTCCCGCTGGTGCAGGTCGGGACGCTGGAGGGGCTGGAGTCCCAGGGACGCAACCGCTGGCTGCTACGGCTGCGCGACCGCCGGGCCGAGATCGCCGACGTTCTGCTCAACCCGGAGACGTTCGCCGGCACCAACTCCGGCCCAACCGGCCTGGAGGCAACCGAGTCCGCCGGGGGTGGGACCAACAAGCCCCGGCCCTACGGCGTGGTGCGCAACGCGACCTTGCCGTGGGCCAATACCAGTCTGGTCGTTGCCCAGGCCGCGGCGGCCGCGCCGCGACCGGTTTCGGTGACCGCGGTCTACGACCGAGGGGTTTCGCCGGTCAGTGGTGCCGGAGCGCCCTATTCCAGCCTCTCCGATCTGACCCAGACCTCAGCGCCGGCACCGGGAACCTGGCGGGTCTACCCCGGATCCGCTACCGAGGGCACCTACGTTCGCGACTACACCACCCCCGGCGGCGAGTTGACCGCGGATCTGATCGAGGGGGCCTCCGCCGCCGATCGCTACGCGGCCCGGCTGGCGGCGCGCATCCTCAGTGAGGCCGGGGTCGCGACGGCGGATATTCTCGGGGCGGCGGAGCTGGACGCGGTCACTCCGTGGAGTGCTGGCTGGTGGACCGGCACCAGCCCGGCCCGGGCCGGCGACGCATTGGACCGTCTGACCGCCTCGATTCATGGCGCGTGGCTGCCGGATCGGCAGGGGCGGTTTCAAATCGTCCGCCTCGCCGCCCCGGCCCCGCCGGCCGCTCTGATTATCGAGCCCTGGATGATCCTCAAGGGCGACGGAGCGCTGTCCCGCACGGTTAATGCGTTGGAGGGGTTGCCGGTCTGGCGAGTAACGGTCAGGTACCAGCGCAACTGGACGCCCCAGGACGCCAATACCGTGCTGCCGGCGGCGCTGGACCGCAAGGCGTGGGCGGCGCTGGACTATCGGACGATCGTGCTCAGCGACGAGGCGGTCAAACGGCGCCATCCGCTCGCTCGGGAGATCGTCCTCGATACGGCGCTCGACGCGCCAGACGACGCCCGCAGCCTCGCCGAATTCCTGCTCCAGACCTATTGCGTGCGCCGCGACCTCTACACCGTCGACCTGCCGAGCGACCAGGCTCTCGGCGCGGATCTCGGTGTCAGCGTCGAGCTGCGGGTGCCGCGGTTCGACCTGCGGGCGGGAAAATTGTTCCGGGCTATCGGCCTGGTCGAGGACCTGACGCGCAACCGCACCACTCTGACCCTGTGGGGATGATATGACCCAATTGGCAGCCCTCCAGATCACCACCGCCACGACGGCGGCGGTGACGTCTCCGGTCTCCGGTCTCGGCAAACCTCAGGCGGCGAGCATCACCGCCCGGCTCGCCTATGTGGCGTCGGCCGCGACCAGCATCACCGCCCGGGTTCAGACCTCGATCGACGGTGGCGCCACTTGGTGGGATGTTGCCGCGTTTCAGTTCACCACCGCCAGCGCCTCGTCCTACGTCAATATTTCCGGTCTCAAGGAGGCGAACGTCCCGGTGGCGCTCTCCGACGGCACGCTCGCGGCCAACAGCAGCCTCAACGGCCTGCTCGGCGACCGCTACCGGCTCAAATATGACTCGGTCGGCACCTACGGCGCCGGCACCACTTTGATCGTCGATATCGAGACCCGGTGACCGTCATGGTTCGGCCGAGCAACGCGATTCTGGCCGCCCGCAATTATCTCGACGCCGATCCGGCCTACGCTCGGGTGGGGTTCGAGGGCGGGCGCTGGCGGACGCCGGACGGGTTGGGGCTCTCGGCCCTGGCTGATCCGTTGCTGGTCCGGGTTGCGCGCTCCTACGACGTGGCGTTGGACTCGACCCGGTTCTGGGTTGATCTCGGGCGTCTGCGCGACCTCCGCCTGGTGGCGATCCCCCGCATCCTCGCCAGCCGCGGGGCCAGGCTCCGGGCACGGGTGTTCGAGGCCATGAACGAGTCCGGGGCGGCGCTCGGCGACAGCGGGTGGTCAGACCTCTATCCGGCGGTTTACCCCTGGGGCTCGCTGCCGGTCTGGCACCCGTCGTTCGTCGATGGCCGGCTCGATGCGGAGCAGGCCGGGCTGTTCCCGATGCCCTGGTTCCACCTGTTCGAGGCGGCGGTGTTCGGCCGGTGGCTGTTGATCGAGATCGACGATACCGAGAGTGAGATTGGCTACGTCGATATTCCTCGCCTGTTCGTTTCCCCGGGCTGGCAACCGAGCCTCAATATCGTCTACGGCGCCGGCATGGCATTGGAGCCGCGGACCGAGGTGGTTGAGAGCTACGGCGGAGCCGAATTTTTTGAGGTTCTTGACGGTCGGAGAGTATTCACCATCGGCTTCGATTATCTGCCGGAGGATGAAGCGGTTTCTGTGGTTGGTGATATGCAGCGGTTGCTTGGAATTCATGGGCAGCTTTTCTTCATTTATAACCCGCTCGACGCCATCCATCGCCACCGCCGCTCGATGCTATGTCGCATGCGCAGGCTCTCTCCGATTGAGGCGGCGAGCTACGGTCGATCTCGAACCACCGTTGAACTCGCAGAAGTCATCGCGTGAGGTCCCATGAGTAATGACATTGTCCAGGGCGTCGAGATCGATCTCGACGCCATGAATGAGCCCTATCGCTGGTATAACGACAAACTAACCGTCGGCGGTCGGACCTATCCGAGATTCATCGCCTATTTGGTCGCCTATTGCCTGGAGGTCGCTGCAAAGGTGGGGGTTGTCGCGGGCGATGCCAGCGCCGCCGCCACCAGCGCCACCAGCGCTGCCGGCTCGGCCAGCGCCGCCGCGACCAGCGCCACCGCCGCCGCCGGCTCGGCCACCGCGGCCGGCAGCGCCCGCACCGGGGCCGAGGCTGCCCGTGACGCCGCCCAGGCGGCGGCGGGCTCGGCGGCCAGCACCGCGGCGGCGGCGGTGGCGGCGGCGGTGGCCGGCGACCGCACCGCCGCCGAGACCGCCCGCGACCAGGCGCAGACCGCCGCCGCCCAGGCGCAGGCGGTAACCCAGACCTATCGGTTCCCGGCGGTCACCGGCAGCGGTGATGCGGTGGTTCTGGCCAC